TAGACCATGTCCGACTCGGTCAGGCCCTCGTCCTTCCACAGGTCGGCGAGCTTGGCGCTCGTCTGGGCGAGCGCGGCGCGAAGGCCCACGCCCTCGGCTTTACCCGTGCCCGTCTCCATGAAGGACGCGAAGTCGGCGCGGATTGCGCCCTGGATGTCCTTCATGAGCGCCGTGTCGGTGTCGACGACGGCCTGCGCGTAGCCGGCCTCGTTGATGGCCTCGATGGTCGTGGCCTTGCGGTGCTTCTTGAGCTCGAGGGTGAGCTCGCTCACCTTCTTCTTGGTGTACTTGGACAGGGGGATGTCCTCGCCCTCGGCCACCGCTCCGTCCTGGAGCGTGCCGCTGGTCTTGTAGATGGCCACCTTCTGGCCGGGCACCTTCTCAACTCGGCGGTAGACGCCCAAGAGCTGCATGAAGGCGTTCAGGCTGTTGGTGAACTGGGATACGAAGTCGACTTCGCTCACGCGCTGGATGTCGGCTGCGGTAACGTTGTTCGCGTCTGCGGGCATATCAGTCTCCTAACTTAAAAGCCGAAGAGCTCGTGGTTGTCGACGATGGCCTTGCGTCGCTTGGCCGGGTCCTTGATGGCCACGATCTCCTCTTTCGTCATCTTCTTGGCCGCGCCCGCCGGCTGCTGCGCCGTGGGCACGGTGTTGCCGGACGCTTCCGGCTGGGCTTTGAACAGGTACGGGTAGGCCTCCTGCAGCTTGGCTGTGTCGAGGCCGCTGATGTGGCCGTCGGGGGCGATGTCGACGCCCTCCATGTCGACGTGCGCCATGAGCGCCGCCGCGTCGATGCAGCCCGCCTGGGCGAGGCTGCCCTGCACGGCGAGGCGCTTGTTGGACGCCGCCCACTTGGCCTTCTCCCCCTCGTAGGCCTTCTTGGCCTCGTCGTTGGCCGCCTTCACGGCCGCCGCGACGTCTTCCTGGGTGAGGGCCTTGCCGAGCTTGGCGTCTAGCTCGTCGCGCTGCTTCTGCATGGCCTGCAGCTGCTCCTTGAGTTGGGCGTTCTCGCCCGTGAGCCGCTTGTTGGCCTCCGTGAGGTCGGGGCCTCCCTTCGGCTCGCCCTGGGGCTCCTGCTGCTGGCTGGTTTCCTCCGCCATGCCTGCTCCTTTCGTCGTGTTTGGTGCGCGCTTCACTGCGCGACTGACGGTGCGCCTCTCCGCTCGGCGCTCGCGATGCGGCCCTCTCCGCTCGGGCCAGGCGATGATGAGATGGTCACGCAGGTGTCGCTTTCGGCATGAGGACATGAAAAAAGCCCCGCCGAAGCGGGGCCTTGGATGCGAATATATAGCGATTAGTTACAGGAAAACGCCTTTGTTGTCAGCTTCCTTCAGGTACTCTTGCAAATCGAAATACCACTCGGAGTATTCCTTCGACGCATATTTCCTCACCATATCGTCGACGTGGTCGTAAGCTCTCTTGTCTCTGATGAGCTGGGTAAGCCTTTCGTCTTCTTCGACCAGTTCATCTGGAATTGGCTTTAGCATTGCCGAACTCCTTCTCGATGGCGGCGCTCAGCGCCGTGGTCTTTCCTGCCTCTTCCCGCTCAAGAGCGAGCATTACGATTTCCTCGGGTTTGCCGATGATCCAATTATACATTTTCGCACCGGCCATTTCGATTACCAGGTCCTTGTACTTTGCGCTGTTCACTCTGACTCCGAGAGCTCTTCTCGCGCTCTTCAGAGCCGACAAACTGAACAGACAGTATGCGTCATTCCCCTGCGTTTTCAGAAAATCCTTCATGTGCGAGCTACGCTCGGCGTCTATGGCATGCGCTGCTTCATGGAAGCCTGTTATGTACGCGTCGGTAGTATCAGGCGCTATAGTGATCGCGTCGACCATCGGATCGTAGGAGCCCTCGTTCTTCTTCATCTTTTCTGATTTTATATAGCGCACGTCTGCCTTCCCGTATTTCTCAACGGCTCTCTCTACACCGGCTGCAGCGCCTTTCTGCAAGTCGAGCGGGAGGGCCTTGAACGAATCGGACGCCTGGATGCCGTGCTTGGCCATGAGTCTGTCGGCCACTTCCTCCGGCGTCGAAAGGCGCTCGATCTCCGGGTTGCTCCACTTCACAGGCCCCGCCGCTTTTGACCTCATGCGCGCCTGTGGCTTCCATTTGTCCCCGGTGAGCGCCCTGGGCTGCTTGGCCACGCCGTAGGCCTTCTCGCGCTCCGGCATGCGCTGCAGGTTCTTGGCGGCGCACCAATCGCGCAGGCGCTTCTGCTGCCTGCCCAGCACGAGGCGCTTCTGCACGTAGGCGGGCGATTCGAGGCCCGCCCCCGCCTGCTCCATGGCGGCTATCTGGCGCTTGGTCGCGCGGATGGCCCGCTCCATGGCGCGCTGCCTCTGGGTGGCCTCGTAGTACTCTTCGGAGCTCATGCCGAAGTGCTCGCGCTCGGCTGCGAAGCTGCGGTCGGGCAGCTCCGTGATTCCCGGGTAGTAGGGGTTGAGGCTGTGCTTGCAGTTGACCCCGTGCAGGCCCTGCTTCGTGCCGTAGCCGGTGAGCTCCACGAGGCCCGGGTACTTCACGCCGTCGACGGTAGCGGGGCCGTCCATGCAGGCGGGCCTGCCCTGCCACACGGCGTGGCTGGGGCGCGCGCCGAAGTGGGCGTCTGTGATCACGAGCCTGTGGCCGTAGGCGCGCATGGCCTCCATGGTGAGCCTGCCGCCCGCCTGAGCCGCCTGCGTGACCACGTGCCGGCGCAGGGCCACGTCGACGCCGGCCTCCTCGCCGCTGTCGTAGCGCACCTTGCCGACCTTGCCGGCGAGCTTCGCGGCGGCCCGGGCCACGGCCTCCTCTCGCGGCATCGTGCCGAGCGCCACGGCCTGCACGGCCTCCGAGGCGGCGTCGTACCACGCCCGCTCAGCCACGGCCTCCATGCTCACGTTGTCTCTGCGCACGATCGAGGCCACGCCCTCCGCGACCGCCGCCGACAGGCGGTGGAAGTGCAGCGTCGCGCCTTTGAGGCGCTTGTCGGCCTCCCTGGCCCTCTTCGCCCCGTAGACCGACGCGAGCGCGGCCATGTCGGCGGCGGCGCTGCCCTCGAGCGCGGAGAGCACGGCGTCGCGCACCTGGTCGGGCACCACGTCGGAGTACTCGGCGAGGATGCGGCGGGCCTCGGCTGGGAACTCCCGGGCCAGCTTCTCGAGCGCGGCCTCGGCGGCCATGGTGCCGCCCTCGCCGTCGGCCGCGCGCTGCAGGGCGTCTATCGCTGCGGCCGTCATGTCGCGGACGTAGCGCTCCTGGTCGCCGTGCGCGAGCTCGTCGCAGAGGGCGTCGATTTCCTCCGATGTGAGCGCCATGGGCTAGGCCTCCACGGGCACGCCGCCCAGGGCGTCGGAGGCTCCCTGGGCCTCCCTGGCGTCGGCCTCGGTGTAGCCCTGCCAGCGCACCATGTAGCGCCAGGGCTCCAGCAGGCCTGCGGCCACGTCGGCGCGGTCGCGCTCGCGGGCGGTGTCGTCGTCCTCCATGATGCTGTCGCCAAGCTCCACGTGCACGGCGCCCGCCATGTCCGGCAGCTGCGCGCCGCCCAGGGTGCGGCAGACGTTCCCTGCGGCCTCCACGATGCCCTCCACGGCGGGCCGAACCAGGTGCTCGTGCCGGCGCACGGTGCGCATGAGCTCGGCGTTGTCGGAGGCCACCTGCTTGGCGGTCGTGATGCTGCCCGTGCTGTCGAGGCTGTAGTACTTCGTGCCGAAGCCGGCGCGCTTGCCGAGCATCTGCAGCGCCGTTGCGAGCATCTTGCGGTCCTCGTCGGCGCGCAGGGTCGGGTTGTACTCGAAGACGCCCAGGCCGCCGTCGTAGGTGTTGCTCTTGGTGGCCAGGAAGAACTGCTGCCCGTCCATCCACGGCAGGTGGATGCGGCCGTTCTGGTCTCGCTTCATCATGCTCTCGTCGACGGCGAGCATCTTGCGCCCCAAGAAGATCTCGTTCCCGAGGTTGTCGAAGGCGAGGTCGACCGTCTCGAGCACGTCCTCGAGGCCGCTGAAAAGGGCCACGCCCATGGGCGAGCCCTCCCACCAGCGGTTGTCGCGGGCGAGCCTGATGAGCTGGAAGGTGGGCAGCTCCTGGCGCGTGTCGATGGCCGTGTCGGGATCTGGCAGGCCGTCGCGGCGCACGAGCTCGCCGCCCTCGTCGAAGAGCGCGCAGCTCACGAGGTAGGTGCCGGCCGGCCCCATGCGGTGCACCTCCACCTGCGTCATGTCCTCGCCGTCGGCGCGCACGGTCGACTTGAAGGCGCAGGCCGTGCAGCCCGTCGCATCCCATTCGAGGGGCACGATGCTGCGGGCGTCGTAGCGCACGGGCACCACCGACAGCGCGGGGCTCGCGCCCGTGGCGGCCACGTTGCGCAGCTGCAGCGCCCAGGCCGCCGTGCCCGTGTCGCACATGCGCTTCACGGCCAGGGGCGCCGAGTCGTGCCAGCGCACGCGGTCGAGCCACGCGTCGAGCCACGCCTGGGCCACGCCTCCGTCGTCGACGTCGGGGCACGACACGCTCGCACGTTCGTTGTAGATGAGCGAGGCCATGTCCTCGTCGACCATCTCGGCGGGGGTGCAGCTGCGCACGCGCACCTTGTGCTCGTTGCCGTCGGCGTCTACCTCCTTGCGCTCATAGAAGGCTGCGGTGCGGGTGAGGTAGCTCCACCAGCCCTCGACGTGCGCGTCCATCGGCGTGTCGAGGGAGCGGTGCGGGAAGCCGAGCCCCGCGATCCACTTCTCGGCGTTGTAATTGAGGCCCGATTTGATGCCCATGTGCTAGCTCCTTACACGATGTCGGGGTCGGCGATGAGGTCGAAGACGGCGTACCTCACCGCGTCGATTGCGTGGTTGTCCTTGTCCGGGTAGCCCAGGAAGCGCCCGTCCTCGTCCTCCATCGCCCGATAGCGGGAGAACTCCTGGTAGGCGAGCGGGCACTTGCGGCGGTCGATGTAGATGGCGCGGCGCTTGGCCAGCCACTTGATGCCGTCGGCCACGGGCACGCGCTTTGACGCCCCCATGACGTTGACGCCGAAGTGCCTCCACGTGGCGATGTCCTTGGCGCCTGCCGCGTCGGCTCTGCACTCGTTCTCGGGGCGGCCCTCGCGGAAGTCGGGCGAGCCGTCCTCCAGGGGCAGCGGGCGGCCCTCCTCGTCGCGCTCGGCCAGGCGGCGCTTGACCTCGGAAACGTTCGTCTCGTCGAGCGCCTTTACGTTGTATAGCTCGTCGAAGACGTAGAGCTCGGCCTTCTTGCGGTCGTAGCCCACGCGCAACCAGACGAAGGGGTCGCTCGCGAAGCCCCAGTCGATGCCGCAGCGGCTCCACTTGAGCGATGCGACGTCCTCGGGCCCCAGGTCGCGGGCCACCACGTTGTCGAAGACGCGCCCGGTGAGGCCCACGCTCTCGCCCAGGTACTCGTTGCGGTAGGCCTCCTCGCTCACGGCCTTGAGGCGCTCGGCGTCGCGGTAGAACTCCTCGCCGAGGAACTCGCGCGGCACGTCGAGGTAGGTGCTCCGCAGCACGAGCGCTGCGCCCTCGGCCTCCCGTCGGGCCGCGTACAGGTGCGCCCAGTGCTCGGGGTCGGCTGGCGTGTTGAAGGCGCGGAACGTCCAGAACTTCGGCGCGGCCCCGCGCTTGATGGTCTGCTCCACCACGCGCACGGCCCGCTCGCCCTTGTTCTGGTCGAACTCCTCCCAGCAGGCGAAGCCGATGTACTGGTCCGGGCGCTGGAGGGTGAGCGACTTGGCCTTCTCGGGGTCGTCGAGCCCTCGGAACATGATCACCTGTCCCGTGCTCGGCCGGCGTATCTCCATGGGCTGCACGCCCCACTCGAACTCGCGCTCCAGCCCCATGCGCCGGATGGCCGACACGAAGCCGGCGAAAACGGAGTCGCGCAGGGTATTGCCCACGCGGCGGAAGCCCACGCCGCACAGGTGCGGGTCCTTGAGCATCAGCATGAGGGGGGCCTCTGCGAGCAGGACGGTGGACTTGAGAGAGCCGCGCCCGCTCTCGCCGATGTACTCGGAGTGTCCGTGCGCCATGATGTCGCGCCATGCGTCGGAGTAGCAGGCGGGCACGAGGCTCGCCGTGTCGATTGGCGGCAGGCCGTCGGGCGCGTCGTCCGGCGCCTCGGCCTCGCGGTCGACGCCCGAGTAGCGGTTGAGGCGGTCGGCGCTGTCGAAGAATGTTTTGGATGCTGTGTTGGCGGCGTTGGATGCGAGGCCGTTGTCCCGCATCTCCTTGTAGGCCAGATCGTTGACGGCCTCGGCGCGCTCGAGGAACTTCTTCAAGCTCCATCCTGCCTGCTCGCGGGCGTGCCGGCGGCCCTCGTCGACGATAGCCGATATCCTGCCGTCGTGCATGAGCTCGCTGCCGCGGCGCGACACCGTGGCCGCCTTCATGCGGGAGGTGTCGTACGCGGCTCGGTAGG